CAGCAGGAAATCAAGCAGAAATAAAAAAAGCCACAGTAGATCCTAATGCTACCGATACTAGAAAAACTGCGGTGCAGTCCTCGATGATCAAGACTGATCCACAGTTGCTGGATAAGAACAGCATAGCATCGGCCAGTTTAGGGTTTGACCAAAAGTCAGGAGGACGAGCAGTTTTTAAACGTGCCGGTGATCAGTACGATGAAAAAACAGGAGTGCTGATTCGAGATGGCATGACCATAGATCCTAAAACTCGAGCGTTTCAATTTGGTCAAAGCCAGTCGCTGACTTCGATTATCAATCAAGTGATTCTCAGTTCAGAGTACGCTACTGAAGCACTGGAACCTAAATTTCTTACCCCGCAGGGATTTATCAAATGGTTCAAGCTAGATGTGCAGATTGAATTGTTGAAATTTGACAAGCTAACTGGTGACTATGCCAAGAAAATCACTTATAGAGTAGTACCGTATTTCGTGCATCAGAGTATATTTGCTAATGCTACTTCGGCACCAATCGGATATGCTCAACTAATGAAAGATGTAGTTAAAGAATATCAATACATCTATACAGGTCAAAACGTTGACATCCTTAGTTTTAACATTGAAATCAACAATTTGTTTTATGCAGGCGCTAATCCTAAGCCAGAAGCAGAGGCTGCAAACACTGGCAACCAAGATCAAAAAGCAGCAGAAGTTCGACCGTCGTCTACTAGAACAGGTAAGGGGCAAGCTACTGAAGTGCAGTCAGCACAGACTGGCCGAGCTAGACCTAAACGTGATCCTAGACTATTGAAAGGGTATAAGGGCGGCACAGAAAACAAAAGCGTGGAACAAAACGTAGCTGAAAATTTTCAAGACGCATTTATCAGCGGCAGCAGCGCAGACATGGTGACCATTAATCTTGAAGTTCTGGGTGATCCTTACTGGTTGATAGATTCGGGTATGTCTAACTATTTTACAGGCGCAGCCAGCCCTACTGCTCAGATTACCGACGACGGCACAATGAACTATGAAAGCGGTAATGTCTATATCTACATATCGTTGCGAACACCAGCCGATGTTAACACGTTAACAGGACTGTATGATTTTTCAGTTGCAGGTAAGGAAAGCCCATTTGGCGGTATATATAGGATCGTCAGCTGTGAAAATCAATTCACTGACGGTAATTGGAAACAGAAACTAAAATGCATAAGAATGCCAGGACCACAAGGACCGGAAGTCAATGAAACTATCACCGGAGACAAAGCATCGGTGATAGACAAAGAGTCGACACCTGCTATTGAGATAGGCGACAAAGAACCGCCTAAAACATCTCCAGTTGATACAGGCACTGCTACAAATGTAACCGGCACTGATTCAGCTAACAGCACATCTAGCAGCGGTCAACGGGCTACAACTACTACATCTAATCAGCCAACTCGTGTGGTAGGATTTAGATATTACAGAGATTTAGGACAAAATTAATGGCAGAATTATCTAGACCGTCAGTTAACGACTCGGACAGAAGCGGCGGGTTAACCACAGGCATATATATCGCTAGAGTTATCAGTCACCTTGATCCTTCATTTATGGGATCAATCGAAGTCACGTTGCTGAAAGATCAAGCCAACACCGCAGGCGATGACAGCCAGACATTTATTGTGAAATATGCATCGCCGTTTTTCGGATACACTCCATTTGAGTTTATGGGGAATAATGATGGAACTAAATCAACAATTGACGGCTTCAGCGACACACAAAAATCATACGGCATGTGGTTCGTTCCACCAGACGTAGGAGTCAACGTATTAGTGTTGTTTGTGAACGGAGACCCCGCAGCGGGCTATTGGTTCGCTTGTGTACCTGGCATTAATATTAATCACATGGTACCGGCCATCGCTGGTAGTACAGTAAACAGTCTTGACGCTGAAGATAAAAAAAGATATGGTAACACTTCATTGCCTTTGCCTGTCGCTGAAGTTAACAAACGTATTAACGGAGAAACACAAGAAACTGATCCAGAAAAATATCCCAGAGTAGTGCATCCTATCGCAGATCGATTTCTTGAACAGGGACTGTTAGAAGATGATGTTAGAGGATTTACTACTTCGTCGCCAAGACGAGAAGCACCTAGCATGGTGTTTGGTATTAGTACGCCTGGACCCCTTGATCGTAGAGCCAGCGCAAAAAAACAACAGATAGGTAAAGCAGACAGTCTGGCCACAGTGCCAGTGAGCAGGCTGGGAGGCACACAGCTGGTAATGGATGATGGCAATGATAGATTTCACAGAGAAAAATCTGCTGCTGAAGGCCCAGTAAAATATATCGATTTGTTAGATCCTGCCAATCAGAAAAAAGGTGACACTGGATCTGCAACTATTCCAGCCAGTGAATATTTTAGAGTACGGACTAGAACTGGTCATCAAATATTGATGCACAATTCAGAAGATTTGATCTACATTGCCAATGCTCGCGGCACGGCATGGATAGAGCTTACCAGCAACGGCAAGATAGATATATTTGCCGAAGACAGTATTAGTATTCATACTCAGCAAGATCTCAACATACGTGCTGCTCGAGATATAAATCTAGAAGCAGGTAGAAACATCAACATGAGAACCGAAACAGGCAAGTGGCATGTGGAAATCGCCACTGACATGGAGTTTTTAATCAATTCAGATGCTAAACTAACAGTAGGTGCTAATCTTGATATATTAGTAGGCGCCAAGACTAAAATATCTACTAACAACGATCTAGACATCGCGTCCGGAGCAGAAACTAAAATTAGCTCTGTTTCAGATATTAATGTCGGTAGTGGTGCTGAAGTTAAACTCAACGGCACTAAAATTAATTTCAATGGGCCGAACAACGCAGAAACTGCCGAGGCTGCTGATTTTGTGAAACCGTATGATCTTAGAGATAATCCTGCTACCAGCACAGCAGCAGGATGGGACAAGCGGTATCAAGCTGGCATCGTGAAAAGCTTCATGAAGCGTATTCCTATGCATGAACCATGGGCATTGCACGAGCACCGAGCACCTAATTTATTAACTCCGGATAAGACGGACAGGGACATTTAATTATGGCTACAAGATTATACAATCAACAAACAGCGGCTCAGCGATCTGCTACAGTGACGCAGAATCAAGGGCAATTTACCTACAAAGGGTTCAGCAGCAAAGAGGCCAATAAGAACTTCAAGCTCTATGATATCAATCTTGTCAAGCAGGATTTGATCAATCATTTTTATATCCGCAAGGGCGAAAAATTAGAAAATCCAGAATTTGGCACAGTGATCTGGGACATGCTGTTTGAACCTTTTACCCCAGATGTCAAAGAAATTATAGCTAAGGATGTAGAAGCTATCATTAACTATGATCCTAGATTTGCAGTCACCGAAATCAACATAGACAGCACAGATCAAGGCATGCGAATTCAGGCAGATTTGGTGTATATTCCTTTTAATATCAATGAACGTATGACTTTGAACTTTGACAAAAACAATAGTGTAATTAACTAAGCAGTTTATTTTTAAGGGTAAATATTGGTATGACCACAACCAGCAGACAAAACAATCTCATACTAAATCAAGATTGGACTAGGATCTATCAGACGTTTAAAAACGCTGATTTCCGCAGCTACGACTTTGAAAATCTGCGTAGAGTTATCATCACCTATCTACGTGAAAACTACCCAGAAGATTTTAATGATTATATAGAAAGTTCAGAATACATGGCACTGATAGATGCTGTGGCGTTCTTGGGACAAAGCCTGGCATTCCGTATAGACCTTGCCAGCCGTGAAAATTTTATTGAACTAGCAGAGACCAAAGAAAGTGTGCTGCGTATTGCTCGCATGCTTAGTTATAATGCCAAACGCACGGTTGCAGCCAGCGGACTGTTAAAGTTTGCAACAATAACCACTACTGATACTATCACAGATAGTAACGGAAAAAATCTTGCGCAACAACTGATAACTTGGAACGACCCCACAAACGCCAACTGGTTAGAACAGTTTCTGACTGTGTTAAATTCTGCCATGGCAGATAACACAGAATTTGGTCGCAGCCAAGGCTCTGCTACTATTCAAGGAATTCCTACAGAACAGTATAGATTCCGTACAGTTAGCACAGATGTACCGTTGTTTTCGTTCTCTAAGACTGTGGCCAGCAGAGGCATGATCTTTGAGATAGTTAGCACAGCTTTTAAAAACAGCGAAAATATCTACGAAGAGCCGCCAGTTCCTGGTAATCAATTGGGATTCATCTATAGAAATGATGGGTCTGGCCCAGGCAGTGCTAACACAGGATTCTTCGTTCAGTTCAAACAAGGCACATTGGAGTTAGCAGACTTCACAGTGGATGTACCTACTACCAATGAAAAAATTGCTGTTGATGCAGGTAACATCAATAATGATGATGTGTGGTTGTTTTCCTTGAACTCACAAGGCGCACAACTCGAGGAGTGGACTAAGGTATCGTCTTTGGTAGGTAACAACATTGCCTACAATAGTCTCACGCAGGACATACGCAACATCTATGCTATTAATACCAAAGAAGATGATAACATAGATCTCGTGTTCGCAGACGGAGTCTACGGAAATTTACCACAGGGATCTTTTAGAGTATTTTACAGAACTAGCAATGGACTGTCGTATACAATATACCCCAACGAATTAAGAGGTATCAATATTTCTGTTTTGTATAGAAACAAAAATAATGTTGAACACACTCTGACCATCGGACTGGCTTTGCAGAGTACTGTGGCTAATTCTGCAGCTTCTGAAGATATAGACAACATTCGTGCTAATGCCCCAGCGGTGTACTATACTCAAAATAGAATGATCACCGCAGAAGATTATAACCTTGCACCATTGTTGGGTTCACAAAACATTGTAAAAATTAAAGCAGTGAATAGAACATCTAGCGGTATAAGCAGAAATTTTGATGTTATAGACGCCACTGGAAAATACAGCAGCATCAATGTATTCGGAGATGACGGATATCTTTACAAACAAGAAGATGAATCTGTGCTGTCATTTAAATTTACTAGCAGAATAGATATTATCAATTTTATCAGACGCAGTGTAGAACCGGTGTTTACAGAAGATGAAGTTTATAATTTTTATTTAATAAAGTTTGATAAAATATTATTCACATATGTCAACACAGTATGGCAGTCTGTGCCCCCAGCTACCAGCACAGGATATTTTAAAAATGTGGTAGATAACGCCCAACTCAAAGTAGGCAGCTACTCTACCAGCAACTTGAAATATGTATTAGTTAACGCAGCAGTGAA